TTAAAACCTGGAGACTTAGTAGTGTTTACACCATACTCAGAATTTGAGTTTATTATCGAAGGCGAACGCCTTTATTGTATGAAATCTAATGATATAGCCGTAACCCATGAACACGAAGGAAACGAAGAAGAAAATAATCCAAGCTGGGCAAAAAGCAATTGAAGAGCTAATTAAGGTAGCAAAAGAAAAGATTGTAGACTCAGATGACGATGTTTCAGCTGACAGACTTAAAAATGCTGCCGCTACAAAAAAGCTAGCTATAATGGATGCTTTTGAAATATTATCTAAAATCAACGAAGAAGAAGATATACTTAACGAAAAGCCTAAGGATAAAAAAGAAGAAAGAACCTTTAGAGGTTTTGCTGAAGGGAGGAGTAAGTGAGTTACGAGCAGACACTTTGGAAAGAATTAAAAGATGTAGTTAACCCTAAGTTATTATCTAAACAAAATAGATTAAAAAAATGGGGGTATGGTTATAATGCAGATTATGACTTTGTAGTTATTAGTAAAACTGGACAAATTGGACAGATCATTGAAATTCAAAACCTACGCATTGCTTTACCAAAAGCAAATGAACCATTTAAACGAAGCGAAAACAAAGCGGAGCAATACTGGGAAAAACAAGAATACCCGAAGCAATTAAGTAGAATAAAAAGTAGATTTGATTGGGAAGATTATCCAAGTGATTTTAAAGAAGAATGGTTTGATTACATAGACAATGAATTTAGAAAAAGAGACGAAGGTTATTGGTTCTATAATAATGGTATGCCTACTTACATTACTGGCACTCATTATATGTATTTACAATGGAGTAAAATTGACATCGGAGCGCCAGATTACAGAGAAGCAAATAGATTATTTTTTATATTCTGGGAAGCGTGCAAAGCAGACATCAGGTGTTATGGAATGTGTTACCTTAAAAACAGACGGTCTGGTTTCTCCTTTATGTCATCGGCCGAGCTTGTTAATCAAGCAACAATATCATCTGATGCTAGATTCGGTATATTATCAAAATCTGGAGCAGATGCTAAAAAAATGTTCACAGATAAAGTTGTACCAATATCCGTTAACTATCCGTTTTTCTTTAAACCGATACAAGACGGTATGGATCGTCCAAAAACCGAACTGGCGTATAGAGTCCCAGCTTCAAAGCTTACTAGACGTAAACTAGATGACAATGTTAAGTTAAAAGAATTACAAGGTCTTGATACAACCATTGATTGGAAAAACACAGGTGATAACTCTTATGATGGTGAAAAGCTAAAAATACTAGCACACGATGAAAGTGGTAAATGGGAAAGACCTGATAACATATTAAACAACTGGAGAGTTACAAAAACTACACTAAGATTAGGGTCAAGAATCGTAGGCAAGTGTATGATGGGCTCAACTTCAAACGCATTAGATAAAGGTGGAGACAACTTCAAAAAACTATACTACGCTTCAGACGTTACAAAAAGAAATAGAAACGGACAGACTTCTAGCGGACTCTATTCTCTTTTCATCCCTATGGAATGGAACTACGAAGGATTCATGGATACTTTTGGATCACCTGTATTTGTTACGCCAAAAAATAAAACAATCGGAGCAGACAATCTCCCAATTACAGTCGGAGTAATAGAACACTGGGAAAATGAAGTTGATGGCTTAAAACAAGATCAAGATGGTTTAAACGAATACTACAGACAGTTTCCAAGAACAGAGCAACACGCTTTTAGAGATGAAACTAAAAATAGTTTATTTAATTTAACTAAGATATACGAGCAGATAGACTACAACGAAGAGATTAATAATACTACTACAAAAGGTAGTTTTATGTGGGAAGATGGTACTAAAGATGGTAAGGTTAAATTCGTACCTAACAAAGATGGTAGATTTAACGTATCTTGGGTTCCACCTAAAAACCTTCAAAATAGAGTGATTATAAAGAATGGTATTAAATGTCCTGGTAATGAACACATGGGAGCTTTTGGTCTCGATAGCTATGATATATCTGGTACTGTTGATGGTAAGGGTTCTAATGGAGCTCTTCATGGACTAACTAAGTTTTCTATGGAAGACGCACCCCTAATCATTTCTTTTGTGAATATATAGCTAGACCACAGACTGCTGAAATATTTTTTGAAGAAATACTAATGGCATTACATTTTTATGGTATGCCAATACTAGCTGAGAATAACAAACCAAGATTTTTATATTATTTAAGAAGAAGAGGTTATAGAGGTTTTAGTATGAATCGTCCTGATAAAGTGTGGAATAAGCTATCGCCTACAGAAAAAGAAATTGGTGGAATACCAAACACAAGTGAAGATATTAAACAAGCTCATGCAGCCGCTATAGAATCTTATATAGAAGATCACGTTGGAAGACTTGAAACTGGTATGGGTGATATGTATCATCAAAAGACATTAGAAGACTGGTCTAGGTTTAATATAAACAATAGGACTAAACACGATGCTTCTATTAGTTCTGGTTTAGCTATTATGGCTTGCAATAAGAATAGATATGTTCCTGTTGCTAAAAGAGAAAAGAAGTCAATGCACTTAGGCATTAAAAAATATGATAACAGTGGTTATATTTCAAAAATAAATAAATGATAAATACTAATTATAACAGTTCGTTTCCTGATCAAGTTGTACCAGACGCAGAGAAAGCTACTTATGAATACGGTTTACAAGTTGGTAGAGCTATTGAAGGTGAATGGTTTAGAAACGACAGAGGAGCTTATGATAGGTTTAATACTAACTACAATAATTTTCATAGACTTAGACTATACGCAAGAGGTGAACAATCAGTTCAAAAATACAAAGATGAATTATCTATAAATGGTGATTTATCATATTTAAATTTAGACTGGAAACCTGTACCAGTTATACCTAAGTTTGTAGACATCGTTGTTAACGGTATGTCACAAAGGAATTACGAGATTAAAGCTTTCGCTCAAGACCCTGAGTCTATAATGAAAAGAACAGCTTACGCTGAAGCCATACAAAGAGATATGATGCAGAAGCAATTAATCCAGCAGATACAACAAGTAACTGGATTAGACGTTTCTAAATCTCAAGGTGTAGGTATGGAAATGGAAAGTGAAGAGGATTTACAGTTGCATATGCAAATGGATTATAAAGAGTCTATTGAAGTAGCTGAAGAAGAGGTTATAAATAATGTATTGTCAAGTAATAAATACGATTTAACTAGAAGAAGATTAAATCATGATTTGTGTGTATTAGGTATTGCTGCTGTAAAAACTGATTTTGATAGATCAGAAGGCGTTACTGTTAAATATGTAGATCCAGCTAGTTTAGTTTATTCATATACAGAAGATCCTAATTTTGAGGATATGTATTACGTAGGTGAAGTAAAAGCTATTAGTTTACCTGAACTTAAGAAACAATTTCCTTATTTAACTTCTGAAGAGTTAGCTGAAATACAAAAATATCCAGGTAATCAAAACTACACTAGAAACTGGAGTGGTAGATATGATGATAATACTGTTCAAGTATTATACTTTGAATACAAGACTTATACTAACCAAGTATTTAAAATTAAAGAAACTGCTAATGGCTTAGAAAAAGCATTAGAAAAATCTGATAATTTCAACCCACCTGAAAGTGAAAGTTTCAAAAAAGCATTTAGATCAATAGAAGTATTATATAGTGGAGCTAAAATATTAGGTCACGAAAAAATGCTTAAATGGGAGATGGCAGAGAATATGACTAGGCCAAATGCTGACACTGTTAAAGTTAACATGAACTATAACATCGTAGCTCCTAGGTTATATAAAGGTCGCATAGAATCAATTGTAAGCAGGATAACTGGTTTTGCTGATATGATACAGCTTACTCATTTAAAACTACAACAGGTGATGTCTAGAATAGTACCTGATGGTGTTTATATGGACATAGATGGTTTAGCAGAAGTAGATCTTGGTAATGGAACTAATTACAACCCAGCTGAAGCATTGAACATGTATTTTCAAACTGGTTCTATTGTAGGTAGATCAATGACACAAGACGGTGGTATGAACCCTGGTAAAGTACCTATTCAAGAATTAGCAACGTCTAATGGTATGGGTAAAATACAAGCTCTTATTCAGACTTATGAGTATTATTTAAAAATGATAAGAGATGTAACCGGACTTAACGAAGCTAGAGATGGTACACTACCTGATAAGCAATCGTTGGTAGGTTTACAAAAGCTTGCAGCTGCTAGTTCAAATGTAGCTACTAGACATATACTACAGTCTAGTTTATATTTAACTCTTAGAACTTGTGAAAATATATCATTAAGAGTTGCAGATGCTTTAGCATTTCCATTTACTAGACAATCATTAGCTTCTAGCATATCAAGGTACAATGTAGGTACATTAGATGAATTATCTAATTTAAATCTACATGACTTTGGTGTATTCTTAGAGTTAGAACCAGATGAAGAAGAAAAACAAGTATTAGAACAAAATATACAAATTGCTTTACAAGGTGGTCAAATAGATCTTGAAGATGCTATAGACATTAGAGAAGTTAACAATTTAAAGTTAGCTAATCAAATGTTAAAGAAAAGAAGAAAAGATAAAGCAGCTAGAGATCAGCAAGCACAACAAGCTAATATACAAGCACAAGCACAAGCCAATGCTCAACTAGCAGAGCAAACAGCTATGGCAGAAGCTCAAAAGCAACAAATACTAACTGAACAGAAACTACAGTTAGAAAAAGCTAAGTCTGACTTTGATGTTCAAAAGATGGAGAGAGAAGCTCAAGTTAAAATGCAGTTGATGGAGCAAGAGTTTAATTACAATATGCAACTAGCTCAAATGCAAGGACAAGCTAAACAACAAGCTGAAGATAATAAAGAAGACCGTAAAGACGAAAGAACTAAAATACAAGCAACACAACAATCAGAATTAATAGATCAAAGAAAAAATGATTTATTACCTAAAAACTTTGAATCTGCAGGTAATGATAACCTAGGTGGATTTGGACTAGAGCAATTTACGCCTAGATAATTATTAACTATTATATTATATTATGTCAAAAGAAGAAGTCAAACAAGAAGGTGACTTTAAAATTAAAAAGAAACCTGGAAGACCTAGAAAATTAAACAAAAAAGATGAACCTATTAAAGTAGATTTATCTAAAAAAGAAGAGGAGAAAAAAGAAGATGCCGTTCAAGAGCAAACAACAGATGAAGTACTTGTTCGCGACGAATCCCCAATTAGCGAAGAAGTTTCTAAAGAAGACGTCAAAGAAACAACTGATGAACCTACCGAAGAGAAAAAAGAGGTAGTATCTCCAATACAAGAGATAACCGAAGAAGAGGTAGTAGAAGAAAAAGTAATTAAAGAAGAACCAGTAGCTGAAGTAAAGCAACCAGAAGTTAACTTACCGGAAAATGTAGAAAAGTTAGTTAAGTTCATGGAAGAAACTGGTGGAACTGTTGAAGACTATGTTAGATTAAATGCTGACTACTCTAATGTCGACAGTGATACTTTATTAAAAGAATTTTATAAACAGACAAAACCTCATTTAGATATGGAAGAGATTAACTTCTTATTAGAAGATAATTTTTCATATGACGAGGACATGGATGAAGAGCGAGATATAAGAAAAAAGAAACTCGCTTATAAAGAAGAAATTGCAAAAGCCAAAAGCTTTTTAGAGGAAACAAAGAGTAAATATTACGATGAGATCAAGTTGAGACCAGGCGTAACTCAAGACCAACAAAAAGCAACGGATTTTTTCAATAGATACAACGAAGAACAAAAAACGGTTCAAGAGCAACATAATAGGTTTAAGTCTAGTACTAAAAACTTTTTTAACCAAGAATTCAAAGGTTTTGATTTCAATATTGGTGAAAAGAGGTTTAGATATGGAGTTAGTAATACCGAAGATGTTGCAAATAGCCAATCAGATCTAACAAACCTAATCGGGAAGTTCTTAGATAACAAAGGTGAAGTAAAAGATTTTAAGGGTTATCATAAAGCCATATACGCAGCACAGAACGCTGATACTATAGCTAATCATTTTTATGAGCAAGGCAAAGCCGATGCTGTTAAAGATATGATGGCTAAGTCCAAAAATATAAGCAACCAACCAAGAGCTACGTCTAGTGGTGAGGTTTATATTAATGGTATGAAAGTAAGAGCGATTTCTGGAGTTGATAGTTCTAAGTTAAAAATAAGAACAAATAAAAAATAAAACTTAAAATTAATAATTATGGCACTAGA